GGATTGCAGGAATTGCACGGATTGCAGGGATTGTCATAATTGCATGGATTGCGAGGATTGCGAGGATTGCATGGTTTGTGAGAATTGCAAGGATTGCACAGATTGCGAGGGTTGCATAGGTTTAAAGTTTAAAGCATTCAGGAGAGGTATAGAAAATTATTAAGCCTAGTAGCAAGGGCAATGATGCCCACAACCACCAATAGGACATACACAGATGGCAACGTTCAAGTACACAGTAGTTTCAGAAGACAAGCAGACAAAGGTAGAGACGACTGACAGGGATCTAGCACAGCAGATATCAATGATGCTCGACGGCTTTAAACTCGTCGTAGTCGATCCAAAAGGAGGGATTTGGAAGTTCTCAGGCTTAAATGCTTGGGCAGAAGCAGCGGAAATTATCGGGGAGTGATCCCCGCTTTTAAACACAAAAGCAAACCACCGGAAAAACAAAATGAGTACACCAAAAAAAGTAGTAATGGTATCAGGTTCTAATAAAGGTATTGGTAAAGCAATTACTGAAACATTGCTGGAAAATGGTTTTAAAGTGAGTCTAGGAGTTCGGGATAATACAAAAGCCACCTTTTCAAATAACGATGATGTTTTAGTCACTTATTATGATGCAATGGATAAGAATGCGCCTAAGGAATGGGTAGCCAGAACAGTAGAAAGGTTTGGAAGAATCGACGGATTAGTAAACAATGCCGGCATAGTAGAATTTGTAGGTATTGAAGAAGGAACGGAAGAAGATCTGCAACAGATGTTAGAAGTTAATGCTATCGCACCATGGAGACTAACACGGGCTGTGTTTCCATTCTTGAAAACAAGCGAAGGAAGGATAGTTAACATTAATAGCACGTCAGGACACCGTGTAAGAGTTCCTAAGCTTGGCGGCTATGCAATGTCGAAGTTTGCCGCTAATGCCCTTCACAAGCTTACTGTATCGGAAGGTTGGGACTATGGCATAAGAGCAACAGCTATACACCCTGCATTTGTTGATACAACAATGATAGATCCAGTAGTAGGTAAGGACAGACCAGAAGCTATATTGCAGCCTTCTGACATTGCTAAGGCGGTACTGTTTGCATTGACGCAAGACCACAAGTTTTCCCACGTCAATCAGATTACAGTTTCAGCAGAATCCAACATAGACTTTTAATTAATTAATAGGGCAAGGATGCCCAACTACCAACCACCAATTAGGTATATAAAAATGAGCGTACACCAAGTAGAAGAATATTACATTCATATTAATGAAGTTACGATTTCAGAATCTAAAAAGGAAAAGATAGAAGAATTAATCATCGAAGATAGGTTTAACCCTGAATATACTATCAATGTAGAAGAAGGAACTGTAAGGGTTGATGATTTTGAATGCGAAGGTGAAGCGATGGATTTAGAAGAACAAATCATGGAGGTTATAGAAAATGATTAAGTACGGAAGGAAAAATTTTGATAATATGTTACAGTTAGTAAGGTATAGGGAAGCATTGGATAGTAAGGCGCAGCACTTGGCAGATATGATACATAATCAACCATACTCTAAGAACGTGATACAAAGAAAAATTAAGTATGTGTCAGCGCAAAAATATTTAGAAGATTTTGATAAGTGGTTGGAAGAGCAGGAGATTTAATAATGCAGGGATTAGTATTAGACGGTGTTTTGGAAATATATTTTAGAAAAAAAGAGTATGAAAAAGTAAATAAAACAATAGAAAATCTTAAAGAAATGAATTATTATGTTATCGACGAAAGGGAGGCAAATAGTGATTTTGGATCGGGAATGGTTCAAATGCTACCCGCTCAATACACAACAGCTGATAGAATGAAAAAAGATTATATAAAATCTAAAGAAGGTGTTTAAAAATGGAAGAAATATCCACTTTAAGGCTAGGAGAACCGGAAGTAATAACTATTAAAAAAATAGCTAAATTAAAAAAAAGGAGAGTAGAAGTATATTCTGAAAGTTATAAGGCTTGGGTATGGTGTTTCAACCCTCAATTCTTGACCAACGAGCAGTACAGAATAAAAGATTTAAACGGCAATTATATCTACACTAGGAAAGGTCATTAATATGAAAGACTTCATAAAATTATACAACACTGAAGAATATGGTCAGGTAGCGGCTATAATGGACTCTGACGATGAAGGCGCACCTATGCTCAGATTTATGTGTACTTATGAGAATGATGCAGACAATGCATTAATAACGCATGGTGTCGTGTTTAATGATAATAGTGAAGGTTGGGATATAATGAATGATATGTTTTTAGACTTTGACGAAGAAGTAGCTATAGATTTAGCGAAGTCTATTATAAAATCTTATGTAAAAAGAATGGAAGAAAAGAAAAGCGAGGTTATACACTAATGAATGCTATTCAATTTAATATTATAAGGTTTTCATACGGATTAATATTGCTAACTCACGGATTAATGAAAGTTATTGTTTCCGGCATGAATAATGTATATAATTTTTTCGAGTCTATAGGAATTTATGGATTTTTAGCTTATCCGGTAACGTTTGCAGAAATTATTCTAGGGGCTTTTATAATTTTTGGATTTAAAACTAGAGAATCTTCTGCTTTGACAATACCTATAATGATAGGTGCTTTAATGGTTCATGCTGGTAATGGTTTTGTTTTCTCTAATAAAGGTGGTGGTTGGGAGTATCCATTATTGCTTGTAATTATTGCTATTGTAATATCAATAAACACAACAAGTAAAAGTAATAACTAGGGATATTGTTATGTGCCAGACAATTAAACCATTCTTTCATGTTGTATACAAAGATGAAGTGTTTTGTATAGTAGCAGGGTATAAAGGATCTGATTCAATAGCGGTATGCTACAAGGATAGAGAATATGCTGATTTTATGTGTAACAAGTTAAACGCCGACATTGAAGAAGCAAGACGGCACAAAGAACACGACGCTTTTTATAATGACCATTGTTTGTAGGTAATATTATGACACTTATACTTGAATCAATTGTTAGATTGTTATTAGTAATTTACTTATCTGTGTTTATTGTTTTTGCAGTATCGGTTTATCTTTATGGGTTAGATGATGATGCAATTAAATTTCTTTTAGGGGGTATAGCCACCGTAGAAGTTATGTTTTTTGTACTGTTCGGAAGTTGTAACACAATATGCATATACAAGTTTATTAAGTCTAAAATATAGGAGTGTTTCACGTGAAACATAAATGCAAAAGCAGCTTAGAAGAGCTTTTCGACTGGCAGCTTAAAAGAATGGGGGTAATGTCACCATTACGGCATTACGAGAGGCAGTACAGGGTTTCTAGGGAGGTGGTAGGCAACGAAGCAGGGGTAAGGGAAAGGCTAAGGGAGCGGGGTTTAAATGATTGGGCGTTGGATTTTGCATGGCGTCCCTACAAAGTAGCCATAGAAATACAGGGGGGAACGTGGAAAGCAGGGACAGGGCATAACACCGGGACAGGTATACAAAACGATTGCAAAAAACAACAACAATGCGCTTTAATGGGTTGGCAAATTATACCTGTTACTGGTGATGATGTTAGAAGTGGGAAGGTATTAAACTTTATAGAAGAATTATTAAACAAAATAGAAAAAGGTTTTTTATAATGAAACAAAATAAAGAAAAAGGAACAGTAACTTTTGAAGAAGATGCGGCAGCAGGTGTTCTTTTTAAAATAGAAAAATTCCCTGTAGAAGATCCAAGACCAGCAGGGTTACGGTGGGTAGAAAAAGAAACAGGAGAATTAGTATTGCAGGCCTGTTATTATTCTGATGATGCTACATTTACATGGCGTGACATTGAAACTGTAAAAGAAGGTGATTTAAAATGATTGCTTATATTATTTTAGCTATTTTTTTATCTGTAATGCTAAACAATGCTTTAGGTCTTGCAGGTCTTTTTATAGCATTAGTTCTTTTCACAACGATAGAATTATTAATAGCTTATTTTAATTCAGGTAAGAAAAATGAAGTACATGATAGTTAAGAACGAAAAATACAGAGAAAGTTTAATTGATTCTGTAGCAGAGCTAGAAGAAAAAGTAAATAAACTCATTGGTATAGGTTGGAAGCCTATAGGATCTGTTGAAATAAGTGGCGATACTTATGGTCAATTTCTGTTACAAGCTATGACGTTAGAAGAAGAAAAAGTGACACCAATAACAAAGAATAAAACAGCAGCTAAATTAGCTGTAGAACGTGCCAAAAAAAGAATACAAAAAAAGGAGAATAAGTTATAATAAAAATTCAATGCCTTACATGGGACAGGAAAGAACCTGAAACTATGGGATTTGGAAGCGGGCGAACAAGACGCCCAACATTAACCACCGGAGCAAACATAATGAACGAATTACATAAAATTGAACCCTCTTTATCACATGAAGAAGATAAAAAAGAATTTTTAGGGCTAAATGAAGCAAAGGAAAAAGAGCCAGAACCACAACCCGATTACGAAGCCGCTTTAAAACAAGCCGCTGACGATATTCGAAAGCTGGAAGGAGAAGTAAAGCGTAGTGGCGTTACTATCCAGCAGTTAAACCACGAAGTTGATAGACTTACTGATATTATTAAACGTGTTATTGGTATCTGAATTTAATAAATATGTAACAAACACAGCCGGGCTAGCGTCCGGTTTTTTTATGCCTGCAAAAGGGGTATAATTTAATCAGTAATGTATACACATATGGTGTCGTTTTGTTAGCAGCGAAGGTTTATCCCATGACAATCGAAAGACTGGTAGAAGTTGAAAAAGAAGTAGAATCAGTCAAAGAATATTTGTTACCAGAAATGGACAGGAGATTCGAAGAAGTAGGAAGAAAGCTAGAAAAGATGGACGAAAGGCTGGAACATTTATGCATGGCTACTGAAAGAATAGTTGATATCTCCTACGAAATTAAAACCATTCTGGCAGATACTAAGCGCACACAAGAGCAGGTGCAGAGCCACGAAAACAGGCTAGATTTTCTTGAGAAACACCATGTAGAGGGTAAAAGAGGACGTGAAGTAAAAGACTATGCTATAAAGGTAGTAGTAAGCACAGGTGCGGTAGCTATACTTGCAGCAATCTGGAAAATTTTGGGAGGGTAAGATAATGCCTAGACCTAAGCAGTTAACGACAAGCAAAGGTAAGTACAGTACACGGGTAGTATTCAATAAGAACAGCTATGAACGCGGGCTAGTGGTAGAAGGCTATAAAGGTGGTAATAGCAGCCGAGACACCAGCCAGAAAAGGAGGGGCAGATAATGCCTAAGAAAGAAGAAGAAGCCCTCATGAGGGAGGCTGATAAGAAGGGCTTAAAAGGTAAGCGCAAAGACGCTTATGTATACGGAACGCTAAGAAAACAAGGCTGGACACCAAGCACACAGAAGAAAAAAACGAAGAAAAAAGTTGCAAAATCTGAGAGAAAAGCTACTGTTAAGCGTAAGAAAGCGCGCAAGAAATAAGAATAAGATAAGCCCTCACTGTTATTTACCCGCTATTGAAGCGGGATTTTTTTGCATTAGAAATTAATTGATTGTATAATTTGCCTCAAATTATGGCTTATATAAGGCTCGTATCATGCCTAAAACTAGAACATCATTTAGCAAAGATAATCCGCCTAAAGTTCCAAGGGGAAAGGGCAAAAAAACTTTAATGCTTGAAGCTATTAGAGCGGAATATAATTCTGAAATAGAATATTTTCAAGCAGTTGTAGCTAAATCTTTGACGCCTGAAATTAATGGAACTTTAGTGGCTCAAGTTTTACAAAGAGTAGAGCCGCCAATGAAGGCAACTCTGCCTAAAATTAATTTTGAATTTGATGTTACATTAAAACCACACGAGCAAGTTTTGCAAATAGTCAAAGCTACAGCTGACGGTATTATCATTCCAGAAGCAGCACAGATTTTAATTAATGGAATTACGTCTGTAATGAAAGTGAAAGAGATTACAGAGTTAGAAGATAGAATCAAAGGTTTGGAAGGAATGGCGGGTGTTAATGATGAATGATTTTGTGAATAGGTTAAAAGCATCCTTGGTTATGTTTGTAATGGGTTTAAGCTTTTTTTTCGCTGTGCAGCTGTCTCTTGTTCTTTCAGAATTAACATTAAAACAAGCAAACGAATATGGATTGATTGATAATTTACTAGATGATTCTCTTTGGGATATTATTTTACTAAAAGTAGAGTTACTGTTTTTTTTTATGATCCCGTTTTATGGGGTATTAAAGAAAATACATACTATTATTGATAAGTTAGAGAAGAAAATTGTCGCTAAAAAATAAACGCCTAGATAAAATAAGCCCATTGCTAAAATCCATGCATGGGCAGCTTGATCATAGCGTATATGGCATAGTAGATAGCGTTACAAATGGCGTGCCCAACGTGGTGCGCCGTTGGCGTGGCACGATAGGAAACATGGTGGCCACTGATGAAGATCCAAACATCTATATAGTCGAAAAGCTAGAACCAATGATCCTGAAGCACAAGAAGTATAAGTGCATGTTCGGTGGTCGTGCCGGTACTAAATCCATAATGTGCATGGATGTTATGGCGGGAGAGGTTAATAGTAATGGATCAAAGGTATTTTGCCTCCGGGAGCGTATGACATCCCTCAGAGAATCTATCTATGAAGGGATTAAGGAAAGGGTAAGGGAGCAATCCTTCAAGGGCTTTGCCGCGTTCCCTAGCATGTGGGAGATACGCCATAACAGTGGGGGCAAGTTTAAATTCGGGGGTCTTCAAAATATTATTGATATGAAGGGATCGTTTAATTACAAATTCTTTTTAACGGAAGAAGCAGCACGAGTAAGCCAAAAGACCTTAGACACGCTAGGAGCTACGTTAAGAGGGGTAGAAGGCGCGGAACTCTGGTATATCTGGAATCCTGAGAGCAGTACAGATGCAATGTCAAAGGAATTTATAACGCCTTATCAAGCAGATTTAGATAGGTATGGGTTCTATGAAGATGATTATCATTTAATTATTAATGTAAACTTTAATGATAATCCGTGGTTTTTTGAAGACGAAGCTTTGAACGCTGAATACAACAAGGATAAAGAAAAAATGCTAGACGGTCGTTTGTCTGCCAGTCGATTTAATCATATATGGAATGGTGCATTCAATGACGATATCGACACTTCTGTTATATTACCTGACTGGTTCGATGCGTGCATAGATGCGCACATTAAACTAGGTTTTGAGCCGAGGGGAGCACGTGTTATTGGTCACGACCCTTCAGACACTGGACTAGACGAAAAGGGGTATTGCGCACGTCATGGGGTGGTTATTGAAGAGCTACAAGAATTGGACGGAGAGAATGCGAATAGGGCTTTCGACGTGGCTTGTAAAAAAGCTAGGCAGTATGGTGTCGATAGTTTTGGATGGGATTGCGACGGTATGGGGGCATTGTTAAGGGATCAAGCACAAAGGAACTTCGGTGGTACAAAGGTTCACTACTTCGAATACAAGGGTAGTGAATCACCTCACCGGGGGGAAGCAATATTTTTATACAATGATAATTATAACTATAAACAAGGAACAAAAATAAAAGACGTTTTTAAAAATAAGAAAGCGCAGAACATCATTAACTTTGCCGAAAGGATGCGCAAAACATACGAAGCTGTTACAAAAAAAGGAGACGTTTATATAGATCCTGATGAATTGATAAGCTTCAGCAGCAAGATAGACAAAATAATGTTAGCTAAATTCAGGGCTGAATGTTGCAAAACCCCATTAAAGCCTTCTGATAAAATATCATTCTTTTCTAAAGAAGAGCTAAGGCGTGGTGTTACTACTGGGAGTGGTGATAAAATCAAGATACCATCCCCAAACTTATTCGACGCGGCTGTGTTATCCTTTGATGAAAGATGCATAGCTGATAAGCCTGTAGGTCATTCAGCTTATATACCACAACCTATTAGACCCATGGGAAGGCGCTAATGTTAGAATTTGAAGATATTATGAAGATGCATGACGACGCCTTTTCACGTGGTCAGGTGACACGAGAGAGGGCAGCTGATGATATTGTTTTTTATAATGTTACACAATGGGATGATCAAGTATTAGGCGAGTCACAGCTACAGTACAGAGGACAGTTTGATATATTGCGTAAAGCAGGACGTCAGATAATTTCAGAATTAAAAGAAAACGAAGTACAAATAGATTTCGAGCCAGTAGACGACAACTATCAGGCGTCTGATTTAATGGATGGCTTGTATAGAACAACAACACGACAAAATACTTCTATAGAAGCGATTGGAATAGCACAGCAAGAAACTATCGTTTGTGGTTTCTCAGCATGGGAACTATGCAACGAATACACAGGACGTGGGGAAGAGCAGGAGATTATCAGAAGGCCGCTATATGAAGCCAATAACACTGTATTCTTTGATCCTAATGCCAAGCTGATAGATAAATCAGATGCTAATTATGTTTCAGTATTAACGCGGTATTCTAAAGAAGGTTATTCTGATTTAGTGGAAGAACTTACTGGAGAAGAAGCGACGCCTGTTAGTTTCAAGTGGCCACAAGAAAGCTATGTTTTCCCATGGATTAGCCGGGACGAGCGTTTTTATATTGGTCGGTTTTACCACAGAGAAAAAAAAGAAATAACGCTGCATGTATTCGTTGACGCCATGGGAAACAAGCAGGAAATAAAAGAAGAAGATTATCAGGATAGGGAGAATGATTTAATTGATGGCGGCTTTACTTATTCGGAAGAACTGAAAAGAGAAAGCTATGTGATAACCTGTTACATAGTATCAGGTGCAGGTATTTTAGATTCCTATGAAGTACCGGGAGAACATTTGCCAATAATTCCATATTACGGTGAACGTGCGGTAGTAGAGAGTGAGGAACATTATGAGGGTATTACCAGACTTGCAAAAGATCCGCAAAGACTACGGAACTTTCAGCTATCTTATCTTGCTGATATTGTTAGCCGATCCCCACGAATAAAGCCTATATTCACACCACAGCAGATCCAAGGCTTTGAGTATATGTACGAAGAGAATGGTGCTGATAATAACTACCCTTATCTTCTGATGAATGCTAATACCATTAATGGGGAGATTATCAACCCTCAGATAAACATGATGCCTGAACAGCCTATACCTAGCGCATTAGCACAGAGTATAGACCTGACACGTCAAGCGGTAGAAGATGTTGCCAACCCCGGATTACCGCAAGATATAGCCGACCCTGATTTATCTGGTAAGGCTGTAATGGCGTTACAGAAAAGAATGGACAATCAGTCTTTTATTTATCAGGATCATTATAAAATGGCGTTGCGCCGGGATGCTGAAGTATTCGCAAGCATGGCAAAGTATATCTATGATTCACCGAGAAAGCTGACATTAACCATGCAGGATGGCAGTAGAAAGACTGAAGCTATTATGCAGCAGTCGGTAGAACCATCAACTATGCAACTTGTAACAGAAAATGATTTAACTAATGTTGAGTTCGAAGTGTATGCTGATATCGGTACAAGTTACCAAACACAGCGCGACCAAACACGCGAAGAATTAAAAGAGTTGATTAATGGTTTACCCCCTCAAGATCCAGTTAGAGAAGTATTATTGATGGAATATCTTTCTATGTTGCCCGGTTATGATCTTGAAAATGTTCGGGACTTTGCTAAGAAGAAATTAATTGCTCAAGGTGTAAGAGAGCCTGAAACAGAAGAAGAAATAGCTTATGCGCAACAGATGCAGCAAAACAATAACCAACCCGATCCTATGATGGTTGCCGCACAAGCTGAAATGCAGAAGGCGCAAGCAGAACAATCAAGCGCGGCTGTTAGATTGTATGATGCTGAAACAAAACGAATGAAAGTTAATATAGAAGCGCAAAAAGCTGGTGTAGATGCGCAATCAAAACAGATAGATAATGTAACTAAAATAGCGCAAGCATTAAGACCAGAGCCAATGTATAGAAGACAAGCATAATTAGTGTATAATAGTTTCTACCGGACGCGGGAAAACGTAAAAAGTTTACCAGTCTTTAAAACTGGGTTTATCGACTACCACAACGAGATTTTAAAACCGTGGCTATGACTCTGGAAGAACTGAAACGAAAGAATGCAGAAGCTGAAGCAGCCAGATTAGATACAGCACAATCTAATACCGCTGATTCAGAAGACGTGCCAGCTGAAGACGAAGAACCTTTAGAACCTGAAAGTGCAACAGGTGAAGAAGGGGAAACGGAAGACGCCCAAGAAATTCCAACGTGGATGCAAAGTGAAGATCAAACTTCACAAGATGGTGATCATGTACCCGTAAAAGCTCATGTGTCTATGCGTAAAAAGCTAAAGGCAAGAGCTAAGGAGGCAGAAAGCGAAGTAGAGACTCTTCGTCAAGAAATCGAAAAACTCAAGACAGGAACAGTTACAGCCGCGCCACAAACTAATGCGCCTGTAAAGCGTCCAAAACTTGAAGATTACGATTACGACGAAGATAAGTATAACAACGCTATAGATGACTGGATGGAATCTAAACTGTCTGCCAAGTTGAACAGCTTTGAAGAAGAAAGCCAACAGGCAAGGCAGCAAAGGTTACAGAAAGAAAGTCTAGAAAAATCTGTCAATGATCATTATGAGAGAGCCGCCAAGCTAGTTGAAGACGGTCTTTTAACGGCTGAAGAATATCATAATTCTGATGCCGTTGTTAGACGTCGATTAGATGCTATAGCACCCGGGAAAGGTGATGCTGTAACAGATAATATACTGGCTGTGCTTGGTGAAGGTTCGGAAAAAGTTATAGTAGCTTTAAGCCGCAACCCAACGTATATGATGGAACTGGAGAACAGGCTACAGAGTGATGCAACGGGCAGTAAAGCCCTAGTCTATCTCGGTAGTTTAACTAACCAGTTCAATCAGGCGAGCGGTAGAAGGTCAACAAATGCGCCTAAGCCAGTAAAGCGCGTAAACGGTGATGCATCCGCGCCTAGCAGTGGGGAAAGATCATCTAAAAAAGCCTATGAAGCAGCTCATAAAAGCGGAGATAGGCAAAAGGCTTTTGATATAAAACGCAAGGCAAAGGCAGATGGTATTAATGTTCGGGAATGGTAGGGAATAATAATGGCTATTAGTACAGGCGGAATAGATACCGCTAAAATCGTAGAAGTGATGTTTGAAAACGCACTAGAAACCTACGAAGAACAATCGCAGATGTTAGATATGATTGATGTATATCTTCCTGATTCAGGTACATTGCAGCATACTGGTAACAATACTTTGTGGCGTCCAGTCGAGCAGCACGCACCAGTGAAGGAAGGCTGGACAATTAATGATGCTGGTGGCGCGTTGCCTAATTTTGGCAACATCATTGAAGAATACTATCCGGCCAGTCTAGGCGAACCACAAAACGATGCGTTCCAGCTTCGCGCCGACGAATTGCGGGATATGGGTTTCTGGGAGCGTAGAGGTAGAAAGTCAGGAGAGCAGCAGGCAACCTACCTGAATCAAAAGCTAGCTGAATTAGTGACTACGACAGGTTCATTGTTTGGAAGTTCTACTACTTTAAATGGTTATGACTTCATCGGTGAAGCCCAAACCATTCTAAATGAAAGGCAAGTTGCCTCTACCGAAAGAACTTTTGTCCTAAATGAAAGAGATAGACAAAAATACGCGGGTGATTTGGCGCAACGTGGCACACTATCAGGCCGGCCTGAAGATTCATATAGAACGGGTATGATTGGTCAGGAGGTTGCACAATTTGATGTGTATAGCGGCTCTTACTTGCCATTGGTAGAAGGTGCTCCAACACCACCAAGCAATCCAACAGTTAACGGTGATCAATCATTTAGACCAGAAGGTAGCACGCAAACAGCACAAGGCGTGTATGTTAACGTGGATTATAGAATCGCTGTTGTCCCTATTAGTGGTTTAGTTGCTGGTGAAGAATTCAAAGTAGGAGATAAAATTCAATTTGAAAATGTTAATGCTGTAGGTTTATCCGATAAAACCAATACCGGCGAGGGTATGACATTTACAGTTGTTGCTACTAATGGCGATGCTGTTACACCTGCTACCCAAATTAGTATTTATCCTAAGCCTATTGCTTTAGATGATCCTGCTTTGACACCAGAAGAATTAGCTGTTGCTAATGTAAATACAGGTCTAGTTAATGGTGCTTTAATTGCCAGACTGAATATTGCTAATGCAAGATCCAATATTTTTTGGGCTAAAGACTCCATAGAGATTATCGGCGGTGATGCTCCCGTCCAACTATTGAGTGAATTAGCAGGCCAGAAGGTTATCAGTTCTAGTCTGAAATCTGGACTATCTATGTACATGGCATACGATGGTAATATTAACGATTTAACATTCAAGTGTCGTTTATTTACATGGTGGGGACTGGTCAATAAAAACCCCATGGCTAATGGTGTGTTATTATCAATATAAGATAGGGGGCGAAAGCCCCCATTTAACACAAGGATTAGTTATGGTAGCGTCATTTCTAACAAAGGCAGATATTTACAACCATGCCTTATCTAACTTGGCTATTAGCGGTATAACCGCGCCTGCACAGCCAGAAGACCAGCAAACAGCACTAACAGTGCTAGAAGTTCTAATGTATGAAATGCGAGACAGCTGGAATATAAGGCTAGGGTACAACTTTGAGGCTGTTCCTAATGGCGGTAGCGTGCATAACATGCCCTTGGCTGTATTTGCTTCTATAGCGGCTCTGCTGGCTCTCAGGCTATGCAAGCACTATGCTATCCCGGCAACACAAGCACTGATGATGCAAGCTAATACTGCTGATGTGGTGGTAAGTGGCTGGAACTCTAACCAGACGCTACGACAAACACAATACCCACGTCGTATGGCTCGTGGTTCTGGCAGTACGCTACGTTGGAACAGATGGCAACGTTTCTTTAGGAAGCCGCCACAAGTTTCTATACAGGCTGGTTCTGAAACTATTTATATAGTTGTTAATGAAATCAATGATTATTACGAAGATTTTTCTAGTTATCTAAATGCAGGTGAAACTATAACTAGTTATGAAATAGCCATTACTAACGCTATTACTCTTTTATCTGATTCTATCGAAGGAAGCAGAATAAACTATAGGATACAGGCTGATTCTATCAATAGTAATGATGCTGGATATTTTAACCAGATAAAAATAACAATAACTACTAGTAATGGTAGAGTTAATGAAGCATTGATAGATGTTAGTGTTACAGAATTTCAAGTAAACATTGGTGGAAATAATGGCTGATACATTAAATAATATAGTTATCCCTAATAACGAATGGATTAACCTAAATACGGCAAGCGGTATTGGCTTGACTGTTCAACTAAAGATACAAAATATAGGGGTTGTTCCTATTCTTTTGTACACTGGTGCTTCTGCTCCTGTAGACGAATTAGCTTTTAATGTTTTATCTCCTAGTAATTTCTTTTTTATAAATGAATTACCAACTACCGGAGAATGGGCTAGGGCAGTAGGATCTAGCGGCGTTCTAAATGTTGGGGAGAAAGTCTAATGGGATGGATTATAGATATAGCTGATGGTGGTGGTGGTGGCATTAGCCAGCGCGTTATAGTTCCACCTGATTCTCCTTTCGCTAATGCTGCTGCCGTAGCTACTTTTTACGCAAATCAACCTAACCGGGATCAATGGCTAAGAAACTCTACAGAAGCTAGCCCGGATGGTGCATTATTAACCGTTATTGTGGTGGATGATAATACAGGTTTCCCGGATGCAGCTTCAGGCGTTAATACTTATCAGTGGGGGGGAGCAGATCAAGCTACTACCTATGATATTAGCGACTGGGTAATTTATCAGGGCTTGAACGCAGCAGAAATTAAAGACCTGTACGAGTCAAACCCTGATACAAACGCTTTTACCGATGCAGAAAAAGCAAAATTAGATTCTTTAAATAATATAGCACCTAGATTAGTTACAAATGGAGGGACGGCTATAGTAGCTCAAGTAAATCAGGGATTATTGATTGATATGAATGATCAGCCAGCTACTGTAGATTTTCCGAACAATGGCGTTAATGGTGATAATATAGTAATTTATGCTATAACTAATACACCTCCATTGCCTCAATTAACAATAAATGCGCCTTCAGGATCTAACTTTTTTATTTATCAAACTGACGGGAGTGTAGTAACAGACCCTAGCGCAACTACTACAGAATCTAGAAAAACAGAATTTACATTTATTAGTGGAAGCTGGCGTTTGTTTGGGGTTTAATTATGGCTAATTTAGACGATATAAGAAGAAATAACTCTGCCGATGCTGGTAATGTGGTTGAAGGTTCAGAGTTTACTGGTGATGTTTCAGGAGATCAAGGATCGGGGTTAACTGTTACAGGATTGCGAGGCGTTAATATTTCAAACGCTAGCGCCCCGCAAAATGATAATGATGGATATATTTTTGTTGGTACTGAGTTTGTATTGAGAACTATTGTAACACAAGGATTTCAGACAAATTCAGGTGAAGTGAGAGGAAATTATGATACAGGTTTAAATATAAACAATATCAACAATACTCAATTATCAACAGATAATTTTATATCAGATTTACCCGGTCAGGTTCTAGCCACTAATGATGCTAATCAACTTTCTCCACAATTGGCCAAGCTAGGAAGGGATCTTTATTTAACAGATGCTACCTTTACGGCATTAAATAAAGACAAAATAATCTGTGATACTTCAGCTAATGCTATAGTGATCACACCTATAGCTACCCCTGTTAATGGTGATTTTTTTGAAGTATTTTTTTCAGCAGGAACACCATCTGCAAATAATGTTACAATAACGGGTGTGCTTGCAGGTGCTACCGATCTTGTACTAGACGCGCTAGGTGCTGTTATACTCATTTTTGCCGGGGGTGCGTGGACTGTACAAAATATAGGCACACCTAGACCATAATAAGAGGTGCAAAGATGGCGAATTTTACCGATATTTTTCCTAATATCTATGTAGATGGGAGCGGAAATACCAGAATAGACGGTGTTAATATATCTATTGGTGATAATTCACTATCTATCACACCGTCTGATATATCTACTACAACTCCTGTTACATTAAATAATACACTTCAACTTGAAAATAATATATTTTTAAAGAATCAACTAGTTAGCGATGGTTCAGCTATTCCCGCTGGCTATGTTGGTATAGGTTTTGAACGTGATTTACCTTTCTTTGATTCTCCCGACTTTGAAACAGGCGCTAAGTTTGTAGATGCTCGTGCGCTTGTTGCTGCTAGCACTGACAGCCAGCTTCAGGTTAATGATGAATTTATATTATTGGGTGGTACTTCAGTTGATCCTCTTATAATCACTTTGCCTACCAACCCATTTATAAATAGCCGTGTCTATTATCTTGGCGGTGTGGGTTCTTATTTTGGGCAATTGAATAGCGGAAATATAGACTTAGTTCTGTACAATGTAGTGAGTGGTGCTGAAGTTTTTAGAGGTACTACATTGACGCTAGATACAGGCACTAATTTAACATTTAGTTATTCTCTTATTAGTTCTAATCCATTAATAGAACAGTGGAGCGCAGGTATAAGCGTATGAATCTTTCCGATATTTTAAGAGAAGCAAGGCAGGAAGTAACAGGAACTGAAGTAGAAGAAACGGGAGCTGTGGTAATAAAACCTACCGCTGCCGGGCAGCCTACAACAATTTCTAATAATGCTGGTGTCGCTGGAATAACATTAAATGACAATTTAGAAATACAGCTAGGAAGCGGCCAGAATATTACGTCTGTGACAAATATTATAAACCCGGTAGATCCTAATAACAGTCTACTTCTATCTACTGTTACGGGTATTGAATCAAGGATACAAGAAGCATTAGGTAGCGCACTAACCTTTGTCAAGATTGATAGCAAAGCAGCGTTTGATACATTTCTAGCAGCTTCTGTTATAGATCCTTCTAGCGTTCTTGTAACAGATAATGCTCCATTTGATTATACCGACACCAATGGAGTTATTAATACTCAAATAACATACTGGCAGGGTATAGTTACAAAGCCAACGGCGGGAGATGCATTAAGTTCTAACACATTGGCAACTAGTAATTCTGCCAATACCATGACGGGTGCAGAAATAGCAGCGGCTTTATTTGCAGAGCCTGATACTAACAATTTAACAGACGTTCGCGCCACTGTCACAGATACCATAGAAGCCACTGTAACGGCTGGTCTTGCCACTAAAGAGAACTCTGTAGCAGGTCAAGGTTTAAGTGAAAACAATTTAACAAATGCACTGTTAGCAAAGATTGATAATGCACCAGCAGACACACAAGCGGCTTTAGATGATAAGTTAAGCATAACAAGTAATAGTGAGGTTGTTTTAAATAGTACTTCTAATTCAGGAGGAAAAATAGAGTTTGTTGCTACTGATGCACCTGCAAATCAAAAGAGATTTAGATTTGGTGGTTTGAATACGGGAATATTGTCATTAGCTAGGGTACAAGACGATGATTTTGCTATCATTCATAGTTCATTTACACAAACAGGATTAGAGGTTGCTGGTACAGTATCACAAGGCGGTAATAATGTAGTTGATGTTACAAATAGCACTTTTGTTAATATTCCAGCAGACACTAACGCAGCTTTAGCATTAAAAGAAGATTCTGTGCCGGGATTAGGGTTGTCAGAAAACAGCTTTACTGATGCAGAACAAACAAAACTTGCCGGTATTCCTGACATATCTGGTGGATTTACAACGCCTAGTATAGTTGTATCTAATGATTTACCCACGTCTTTTTCATTAAAGTCTATAGTAAATAATGATGCAGTCAATGGTATTACATGGCAAAATAACGGTTCTACTTATAAATCCGCAATTCTAAGAAGTCCAAATGATGAGCAAAACGCTCTTTTTTTTAAATTAGGAAGTAATAGCGACCCTTTATCTTTAAGCGATGTATTTAAATTAACGGGAACATTAATTACTTCTTTTACAAATTTTACTGCTACAGGTGATATTAGCGGTGTAAATATATCGGCTTCAGGTGATTTTTCTGCAAATAACGTTACAGTAAATAATCAAGGTCAGATAAATCTATCTAACACGGCTGCTCCCGTCGATGAAAGAAACAGCGTAATATATCATGGTGATGATGGCTCATTAAATTTAGAACTTAGGGACGCTTTAGATGTAGCAGTAGACACTTTAAAGTTAGATAATACTGGTATATTAAACCTACCTGCGGGATTAAAATTTTTAGATGGTGGCGGGAGAGAGTTATACTTTCAACCACAATCAAACGGTTTACGCCTTGTAACTTCTCCTAATGTTCCTACTGGCGAGTCTATTTTCAGCATAACATCTAGTGGTGGTAGCCTTAGGTTTGATGTAAAACAATTAGGTGATATAACAAGTTCAAATGCTGAAATGCGTTTGGGAACTAGCAGCGATGGTAATGATGGAAACTTTGTATTTCATGAAGGTAATAGAGGTTTAGCTAATCAACATGTATTGAGGATAGGTAATCATCTATTAGTAACAGCAGATTTTATAGAAGCTAAAGGAACTGTTTTAGAATTACATGGCATAGGTGGGGATACTGCAACATTACCTACTATAGCAGACGTCGGTTCTAGTAATGGTGATTTTAATCAGGGAGAAACTTTTACAGTAGTAAATGCTAATGGAAGTGGTGATTTTACTTTTAATTTACCTAGCGGTTATGACTACGCTATAGTCAGAACTAATAATATAGTTAATACTCCAATAACCATATTGGATGGTTCTACTATAAGATTTACTGCTATTGATAGCTCAAATTCTCAATATAGCAATAAAACATGGTTTGTCACACCAATAGCGGATAATTAAAAATGTATCATTATATATATAACAATGTTGAATATAGCCAATTCTTTCTAGGAAGGGTAGAAGAAGGTTTAATATTCAGACACCAAGGAGGGGATATTTATTTAATTGTAACAGATGTAGATAAAGACAATGAGAAAATAGAGGTAGAGCGATTTAATAGAAAGGCTAATGATGGTAGTGTATAATAATATTGCAGCCTATACAGTTTTGGGCACTCACTTTGATTTGTATAGGTTGTAGCGCCGGGTTTTTCCCGGCCTTATTTTATGTAACTTTAAAGGGTGATTTATGCCTACAGTACAGTTACCTTTTAGCAAGGGATTAGTAACTAGTAATAATGAGGGGGACTGGTTAGACTATCTTCCCGTAAACATGCTTGCAGTCCCTAAAGAAGTCCTAAATTCTGCCGGATATATGAGAAGCTGGCCGGGATTGTCACAGAAATATAATACTGTAGGTCTGGCACGTGGCGCTATATTTAACATCATAGACGATACTATATACAGAGTACAAGGAGACTCCTTGACAGATGGAGAGGGAAACGTTTTAGCGGTTATTGGTGCTAATGGTGGTGGTTATGCTCCTTTAGCCTACAGCAACAATACGACAGCGATAGTATCAGAGGGGAAGCTAAAGTTTTGGGACTCTGAAGAAGAAACTATAACAGAGCTGAAAAACTGGGAAGAAGGGGAAAGGGGAGAATCAACCATTTCTGATGAATGGTCTCCTAAGTACGGTGATGGTTCAGACGGTTACGCTGAAATACCATTATGGAGGCCAACTAACGCCACGTTTGGTATGGGTTTCTCTATTGATGTTACACTTGAAGATGCTACCACAAAACAATGGATTATAGGGTGTAGAGTGCCCGGCGCTGTTCAATCTGGGATATACGTAGAAAATAGTTTATTTGTGTTACAAAGAGATAATAATTTAGCTAACAATATAGAAATAGGCGTAGCTAATATTGGTGACAATACAATTACTTATTCTGGTACAGCCATTTTTGCTGAAGAAATAGGAGTAGTTGGTTGTGTCGCTGATGGAGATATACCAAAAGAATTTTTAACAGGGTTTGTTACTAAGCTTTCAATGATAAATAATGATACTGGAGCAGCCTCTACTACCTTGTTAAGATCAAGAAACTACGAAGCATTAATACAAACAACAAGAAAAAGTGATCCTGAAAATCCAGATAATCCACCAGAACAAGACCAACCTACAAAAACATTTTTAGAGAACACATTGAATGAATCAATTACTTCTAATAATACCCCATTACTTAATGTAGTTGGTGGTGCTGCTGGAATTCCTGCTTTATCTGGAAATTTAACACTAAGCCCCGGCATTACTTCTGGTAATTTTTATGTAGTAAGGTGTAATGTTGAAACGGAAGGAACAAATGCATCTGGATTTACGGTAGCTAATGGTATATTACCATCTGCTAGGGTTTCCGGTGAAGAAAATAGTATATTTTCTGTTTTCCGTTGTACGTCTAATACTACGAATTTTACTATGTTTACTGAGAATCCAGAATGTACATTTACTAATATTTTTTTAGAACAAGTAACACACGGATACTTTTTAAACATGCCGGCACTTCCTTACGTGTTGTTTAAAGCAGAATCAGAAGTAATAGAACAACCCGGAACAGATTTTGATATAGGGGAAGTTATAGATGTTACAAGAAATAGGGCTAGGTATGCATGGCTAAAACGTGGTTCTAATCAGTTTGGTGTAACTGACTTAGGCAATGAACAACGACCTGATTATTTAGCACCTTTCTATAGTTCTGAATTAAAGCCCGGTGACAGCTTAGGAATAGCTTCATGGCGTGGCTATATTGTTGTTTTTGGCAGGCACATTACAGAATATTTCAACCTTACCGGGCAAACAGAGCCTGTATACGTCAATGTTCAATCATTAACCGTAAGGTGTGGTGTTGTTGGTACAGGTGCTAAATGTGAATATTTAGACTCATTTGCTATAGTTGGCTCTCCTGAATTAGAAAACAACAGTGTTTATTTAATTAATCAAGGCCAATATGTAGAAATTGCCACACGAAGAATACAAAAGATTCTAAGAGAATATACAGAAGAAGAACTATCAACTTTATATATAGAGCCTGTAAAGTTTGATGCCCATGATATGATAATAATACATTTACCACGTCATGTATTAGTATATGACCATATAGGAAGCAGCCAAGGAGAAAAAAGATGGAGTGTATTAAAGTCTGATACTATTGGTGATAAAGTTTACAGGGGTATCTATCATATTAATGCAGATAATGTATGGTCTGTTGGCGATAAAGAGCAGAATATTATTAGTGAATTTGATTATTCCAGTTCTTCTCATGTTGGCGAAAAAGTAGAATTTTCTTTGATTTCTCAAATGGTACAGGCTAGAAATAAACGTCTGTTTGATCTGGAAGTAGACACTGTATCAGGTCGATCATTAGCAGACGATAGGATAGCTGTTAGCCTGACTTTTGATGGTATTAGTTACAATAATGAGAAGTGGATATACTTTAATTCTCCCGCAAATTATACTAGGCGTATTCTTTTACGTAGAATGGGATACATGCGTAACAATGTTGCTTTTAAATTGCGTTGGATTACAGACACACCAACATCTATTTCTAATCTACGAGTAAGGTTTGAATAATGGCTAATGGCAGCGAGTCAGTAGAACAGAATGTAGCAGATACTTTCCCTAGATTGTATTTGCAGCAGTTGGGGTGGCCAACTGCATTAATAGACGATTATGATGCTAAAGGAATTTCATTAAAGAATATTCAGGATTCTGTAAGTTCAAATACTCCACAATCAGGGGAAGGAAGCCCCGAAGGTTCTGTAACATCAAATGCCAGTCAGGTTTATTATGATACTTCAGGCTCTGGCAGTGTGATAAAATATTTTAATCCTGCAAGTGGAAGTAGTACAGGATGGAGACGTGTCGAATGAAAAGGGATAGGCTAAAACTATTATTAGGAGATAAGGACGAAAGACTAATAGATCTAATGATGGATTTATGGGATGTTATGCAAGCGTGGGATGATGCCGTGGACGGTGACGAAGCGAACCACGCAGAAGGATATAAAAAAGCAATGTTGAATTTGCCTAACAATCCTTATTACATATCGTGCAATATTCCTTTTTTAGTGTCGCAATCTTACTACAATTGGAACACGGCCAATCAATTTGAAAAAGACAAAATAGAACTAGAAAAGGCGTATATGTTACGCGCAAGCTACTATGGTATAATTATAATGGTGGTTCATTCTGTGCATGGCAGGGAAGAGGCAGAAAGGATAGCGCCGTATGCATGGCGTTATTATGATGAATCCTATGAAGATTACTATAAAGAAATGACAGGTAAGGAGGATTAGTTATGCCGGGTGGTGATAGCGGCGCAAGCGATGCAGCCGACGCTCAAGTAGAAGCAGCTAATATAGCCGCAAGAAATCAGCGGGAAATGTTAGAAAGGCAGCTAGGCTTAACTACTCAATATAGGGATGCCGGGCTACAAGGTCTTGAAGGCTTGCTAGGTCTTCTTTCTCCTGAAGGCAGAAACCAGTTTTTAGGCGATTATTTCAATAGTGCAGAGTTTGATACATTAAATAGCCAATCTTTAGCAGGTCAGCTAGCAGCAGGAGAGGCTACAGGATCTTTAGGCGGTAGTTCTATGCAGAATAACCTAGGAAGGATAGCGCCTAACTTAGGTCTAAGCGCCTTACAGAATCAATTAGGACAATATACCAACTTAGTTGGTACTGGTTTAAATGCAACTGGTATGGCTGGCGGTGCTATGCAAAATGCTGGTAATGCGTTATCAGATCTAGCTTTACAGAGGGGAGCATATCAAGCAGGGGGTATAATGGCTGGTCAACAAGCACAACAGCAAGGAATGGAGGGATTAGGGCAGCTTGCGGGAACTGGTTTAGGTTATTATTTTGGTGGTGCTCCCGGTGCTGCTGCTGGTGGTCAAATTGGAGGATTTTTAGGAGGGTTATTCTAATGCCATTATACCAACCTGTTCGATATAACGTACCTGAAAATAAGATAGATACTAATTTGTTATTGCAAGGTTTGCAGGGATTAGACCAGCAAAAACAGCAGAATCAGTTCCAACAGTCACTAGGTGGTATGGTAGATAGTGGAAATGTGGATTATCAACAATTAATGACACAGTTTCCAGAACAACAGAAGTTCTTGATGAACATGGAAAAACAGCAATCTTTTAGAAATCAATTGCAAGGTACAAATGCCAGTAGGGACGCGGTAAATCTTTATCGTGCACTTGATCGTGGTGATACTGAAGGGGCAAAGAATTTATTGTTACAGAATGCTGATAGTATTAACAGCATGGGTGATCCATCATTTACAGCTGATAAAGCGTTACAATTATTAGAGCAAGATCCAGAACAATTAAAAAATGCAGCGGTCAATATAGCTCGTATGGGGGGTGGTCAAGATGCGTTTTTAGAGCAGCTGTCAGCAGGTCAACCGCAACCCATGACAGAATACCAGCAGGCTATGATAAGCCAAAAAGGAGTAGATCAAGAATTACGCCGACTTGAGTTAGAAGATAAAAAACTAGATAGACAATATGATAGAGCGAAAGACGATTTAGAACGTGTAAAGATACAACAGCAAATAGACACACTAAACGCCAAGAAAACAGAAGCATTAGAGGTTAAAGAAAAGAAGAAAACAGAAGCTGTAACAACAACGCAACAGACGTTAGAGAGTGTTAACGAGCTGTTAAACGCTCCCGGTTTAGACTCTGCTGTTGGTGGCACTTCTGCTTTTTACACTATACCGGGTGGAGAGTCAGCAGATTTTGAAACAGCTTTAGATAGTTTTATTGGTAATCTTACCTTAGAAAATATGGGAAAAATGTCGGGGGTATTATCAGATTCTGATATTAAAATGATCCAGAATGCTAGCAGTGGTCTTTCTATTAAAATGAGCGAGACAGCATTCAAAAAAAGGTTACAAAAAATAAAGTCAAGATTAGAAGAAAAGCTATCTAAACAAGGTGGTGGTACTACTACTGTTGCTCCATCAGGAAATATAACAGACGGAAATTTCAATAGTTTGTGGGGTGATTAATGCCTACACCATGGAAACAAGTTGAACAGAAACCAGAATTTCAGCAACTACCACCGGAACAGAAGCAAGCAGCGCAAGAACAGTATTTTAATGAGGTTGTCGCGCCACAAGCCGGTGATAATGCAGAACAAGCTCGGGTGCAATTTTTTAATACCTATAACTATGCTGCCCCACAAGAACAGGGATTTATAGAAGGCGTCAAAGATGCTTTTACAGGAGAAAGCAGAACCACGCCGGAACTTGAAAATATGGGAACTATTATGGAAGCTCCCGAACTTAACGAATTTTCGATGCCTGCTTTCCAGTCGAGTCTAGGATTTTTACTAACAGGGGATCAAAACAGACAACGTGAAATTATACAGGAGCAATTCCCGGATGCATCATTTAGAGAGGATGCAATGGGGAACATTATTGCGGCTCTACCGTCTGGTGAGTACGCGCTACAAAAACCGGGATTGGAGCTACAGGATATTGCACGCCTATTTTCTCAAGGTGCGGCGTTTACTCCGGCAGGCAGAGCAGCCCAAGGTTTACAAGGTGCTGCCAGAATTGGAGCGGGTGCTGCTGGATCTGGAGCAACGGCTACGGCGTTAGAAGGTGCAACAGCCGGCGTAGGTGGTGGCTTTGAACCTGAGAATATAGCCATGGAGGCAGCTACAGGAGGTTTATTAGAAGCTGTTCCTGTTGGTTTTAGAGCATTAAGAAATAGAACAGGGAAGCAAGCAGGAGAAGCAACAGAAGAAGCGGTAACGGCTGAAGCAGCAAGGCTAGGGCAACCACTATCACCAGAAGCACAAGCAGCACAGCAAGCGTCAGTAGCGCAGAAGATTGGTGAAGGCGCTACAGCTAGAAGACCGGGAGAAACATTAAAGACGCTTGCCGGAGATGTGGGTATAGATCCTGAAAGGCTGGCAGCGGCTAAAAGGCTAGGTGTTGCCGATGAACTTCTACCCTCCCAACTTGGAAGGAATCAACAGTATATAGAGATAGAGCAGGGACTAGCATCTATCCCGGGAAGTCAGTTAGGCGCACAATCTAAACAAGGAATAGCCCGGGTAGCGGAAGAAGCCGACAAACTGATTACAGAGTTTGGAGGATCTACTGATAAGGCTGGATTGTCGGAACAAATAAAAGATAGATTATCCACAACCATTAATGATTTAGGCGAAGAATCAGACAAGGTTTATAAAGCTATAGATGATGCGATACCTAAAACAACTATTGTTACAACAAATGATTCTCAGAAATTAGTAAATGCTATTCAGCAAAGCGCAACAGATTTAGGGGGTATAGATAACCTAGATCCACTTGAAAGAAAAATATTAGATGTTGTAACAGGAAACCCTACCTATACTTTACTGGATAGGGAGCGTAAAAAAGTAGGGGAAGCTCTCAGAAAATCGAAAGGAATCTACAAAGATGCAGCTACCGCACAACTAAAAAGAATGTATGGTTTGCTAACAGATACACAAGAAAGTGTAGCTAATAGAATGGGCGCATCTGATATGTGGTCTACTGCTAAGGGATTAGTAGCACAGAGAAAAAATATAGAAGATGATAGTGTTTTTCTGATGGGCAAAGACTTAACTAAATCGATCATGCCACAATTAGGAACAGCTGTTAAACAGCTTAGTTCTGGTCAGTATAGAAATTTTGACAAGATCATGAAGGCTTTGCCAAAAGAGGTAAGAGAAGAAGCGGTACTATCTTCATTAAATGATGCTTTCACCATGGGAAGTAGAATGGAGAAAACCCTATCCGCTCCCGGTTTTGTGGATTGGTACAATGGATTGAACAGGAATAAAGCTAACAAGCGTCGTATATTGGAGAACTTACCACCGGGAGCAGCTGCAAGACTGAATGATATTTATCTGGTAGCTGAAGGTATCAGGAACGCTGGCAAAGAAAAGATAACAACAGGACGTATACAAGGCTTACTAGAAAGTTTTGGAGAAGATGGTGGTCTACTATCAAAAATATTCCAAACAGGCACTAAAGCGGCTGCTGCTGAAGTTCCATCCACTCTAACAGGATTACCGGGAGTGGGGGCAGCGAGTGTTATAGCTAGCTCTCTATCACGTGGTAAGAATGAACCTATTATAAAGGCTGCTGATAGTTTCCTATCAGATCCAAAATTCAAGGCTGCTGTGAAGGCTTATGCTAATACTAGTGTTAGGTCTACACAAATGCAGGCAGCAGCCGCTAAGGCTATGGAGCGTAGCGCACGTTACCAACGTTGGTACAGCTTACTACCTACAGGAGAAAAGCAGGCAATAGCGAAAGGTGGCATTATGGCTTACTTATTCGGAGATGAATAACATGGATAAAGATAAAGAAGAAAGGTGGGCAGGATTAGCAATAATACTTGTCGTTGTCATTTTTTTTACATTTTTAATATTTTCAATTATCGCTAACACTGTGTAAATAAAAGCCCCCATTTAGGGGGCTATGATTACTTATCTATTGTTGTTACGCTTTTAAATTCTACAGGTGAACCCTCATAATTATTAGAGCTGGCTTTAAGTCCGGGATTATAGGGGAATTCTTCTACTAGTGTTTCTATATCTGCATATAAGTCAACTTCTATATCTTGGTATGATCTTTTATATTTATCTTCATCTAGATATTGATGAAAATTTTCTATCGGCATATGATAATAGTGGTTTCCTTTGTATGTATCTCTATAATTTATAGCAAATCCACCTATTACATATTGTTTATAAGTTATTCTTATTTTACCTTTTCCATAGTTAGCTATTGTTGATAGCCTGTATGATCTTTGTTTTTTTGTTTCTGGGATTCTTGTTGTAGTTGTTATTTCTAGTATTTCTTTTGATTCTTGCTGTCCTGATTGATTGAATGTAAAATTAGCACCTAAAGAAGTAGTAGATGAAACGCCGAACCCAAAAACTTTAAAATCAGCGCTTATTGTTTGATCAAATGACAAGGCTTGTGTATTGCTAAAAGACGATTGAACTCTATTTTCAAATCTCATTAAAACTTTATTTTCTTCTGTTGTAGTCGTTCTGCTAGCATTGTGCCTATATCCAATTACATATAATCTATTAGGTTCAAAATCTAATAATTCTATTTTTTCTATTTTGGTTCTTATAGTTGGTCGTTCCCATCTATATTTATCAAACATATGATGTGTATTTTTTTCGTCACTATAATAAACATCATCAGGTCTTTTCCCAAAATATACTCCTATTGCTCTTTTTATATTGTAGTCACTACCGAAAAAGAAATCTCTTTGTTCATCTGTAGATATTTTTTCGTCATGGTGTCCTTTCCATTCAAGTATATTTAACTTTGCGCTTCCATCTGATAACCTTTCTATTCCTAGACTTATACTGATATCTGATTCTGATTTTTCATTATCTTCTGCATAGCTTATACCAGCTAAACAAAGTGCTGTCAGTAAAGTTATGTAATTTAATATTTTTTTCATGTTAAAACCCTTGTTTTTACACGATTATAATAAACATAAATATCGCAAATAAAGCTATTGCGGAAAATACTATAGCTATAGTTTTTGAGGCATTGTCTACTTGTTTCGATTCTTTATCGTCTTTCATAAATATAACATTATACAGGCCGTCCTTGGCGTGTAGATTTTCTATTCTGAAGGTAATGTTTCTGGCTCAGGATCAGGAATATCATTTTTTGCAAGGTTTTTTGATATAATTAAATAAATCAAAGGAGCAGCATATATTAAAATTATAGCATTCCAAGATAAAACAGTTACCATATATCCAAATAAAGGCATAATTATAAGTATTAATATCCTTGTTATCATTGATATAACAGAGGATAATGTGGCTCTAATTGAAGATTGTATTTCTTGCTGTATCATAGAATTTAATGATGAAGTTAAAAGCCTGCATCCAAAAAACATAAACACAATGGAAAATATAATAAGCTCTTTTATATAATTTATTGATATAAATAATGCTGCCACACAAAGAGCATTAGATATTATAGATATAGTTAAAGATTTTTCAACGCTAGATACTTTTTCGCATACATAACCGGCAAAAGATTGCGCTATTAAAGAAACAGATAATATAGCACCAAAAATAAAACCGCTTTTACTATAACTGTCACTTATAAAGTCACTAGTTAACGGTTGCCAATATTGTATTAGTATTTGATAAAAAACCATTATAAGAACCAATGATACTATAAAGCTTTTTGGAACTCTTATAGACTCCATAGTTTTAAATACTTCTTTTAGTATTTCTATAGAAGAATTGTTTTTTTCTTTTCCTTCTTTGTTTTTATCTTCTGGCAATAGCCAAGAAAAAAACACAAGAAGGAAAAAACATAATAAGCTAGATACTATCCATATATACTTATTGTCAGTACTTATAAAAGCCCCGCCTACAAAAGAACATACAGCCATCCCAAAAAATAAAAATTTTTCGTATTTTCCTATCCAATACTTAGAATGTTTTGTAGGATCTTCTTTTTTCCCTGAATCTATAATGTAAGCTATAAAAGCACCACTAGTTAATGCTAAAGATATAGCATTGAAAAATTCTGCTAAGAAAAAATGCCATTTTTCACTACCTAAACCCATTATCATTAGCCATATAGCACCAAAAAAAACAGAAAGAATAGCAGAAAGCTTTCTGCTATTTTTATCAGAAAAAATTGATATAGGAATTTCTAAAGCAAATATAACTAGTGCTTGAAATGTTTTTATCAATCCTACTTCTGAGAGACTGAATCCATTATGAATAAGATATAATGCTGATATAGAGCCTATTAACATTCTAAAAGAACTAAAGGCAGATCCGTAAAAAATTATATAACTTATGGGACGGAGCATATTTTACAATCCTTATTTTTTTTAATAAAATATTTTTCTATTTTTTCTTCATTTGAATATATACCCAACCTACAGCTTTTAGATAACAGCACACCTTCTTTGCCCAAAAACTTAACTATATCATTAAAGGCATAATATGCAGCAACTCCATTTATAGAAGCAAAAGATATTGTTTTAAATGACTTTCTCATTCTATTTATCTTTTCTTCTATATTATTTTTTTTGTAATCTTCGCCTAGAACGTTATCGCATTCTATGCAAGCGCTTTCATTAGGTATATAAAACAACCCTATTAAAGATATATCATTTAAATATCCTATATTTATATAAGGCTTTTTATTTTTAACGCAAAATTTATTAACTAAATTAACTAGGCCGTCAGAATCCCCAGAAACTATATACAAGTCTGTTTCTAAAAAAGAATTCATATCATTAATGCTATCTATATTTTTTCTAAAAGATTTTATTTTTACATTTTTATTTCTTCTGGTTAACTCTCTCTTTAAAACATCTGTTTTATATAATCCTACGTCTTTTTCAGTAAACATAATTTGTCGAGTTAAGTTACTTAACTCTATTTTATCATCATCTATTAAAATTATTTCTTTAACTCCTATACCACAAAGCATACTTGATAAGTGACTACCTATTCCACCACAGCCAATTATAGTAACAGTAGATAAAGATATATTATCATTGAATTTAATAGAATTTTTTGATATGCTGTTATAATATAGTTTATTTCTACTATATCTTTCTTCTTCTTTAAAAAAACCATCTTCTATTAGCAAATTGTTTTCTTCTAAAAAATCAACAGCTTTTAGTATTTTTTCTTTTTTAAATTCTGTTTCTTTTATTGATAAATTTATAACGCTTTCTTTTGTTCTAGGTTTAGACCATATGTCAGAAACAGATATTAGACATTCCCAAAATTCAATATCATCTGTTACTAGCTGTTTTGATCCAATACCAAAAACACCTTTATCTTTAAAAATAAATGCATCTATATTAGGAGATATTTTTTTCATATGCAAACCCATTAAATTTGGTTAAAAAAAGCGGCTTAAAAAGCCGCTCGCAATGCATTAGTTTCTGGTTTTACCTAACATAGCATCCTCCATTTAATTATAAGTTTATATTTAATATATAATTGATTAAAATATATACAATTAGATATTGGGATTTTTTATTATACTATTTACTTTATAAATATCAAATATTTTTTGAATAGCCATCCTTGGCAAGTACTACACTTTAGAAACTATAACCGATACCAGCACCCACAGCAGTGCTGTCACTGCCAGCTGATCCAACATTTAGATTGATAGTCGTTCTTTCGAAACGGTGGCTAAAACCTAATGCCATACCTGTTTGACTCTTATAAGATCCTGCACCTAGAGAAAAACTACTAGAATGAGCATCGATAGCTTGCGGAGCTGAAGCCATGGCAATTGCTACTGCAATTCCTTTATAAGAACTTTCTTCTAAAGAATCAATATCATTCCTAATATCATCGATATTTCTATTAATCTTATTTATCTTGTTAATATTTGAGTTAATAACGTCGGCGTTTAAATCACTACTTGTTTTAGCAGGATCTAAAGGAAAAGATTGTCCGGGAGTACCTACTGGCATTTCTTTTCCGGGAAAACCTACCGGCATTTCTTCTCCGGGAGTACCTACTGGCATTTCTTCTCCGGGAGTACCTACCGGCATTTCTTCTCAGGGAATACCTATAAACTCTACTTCAATAGGATTACTTTGTTGTGCAAATGCATTTTAAGCAATAATAGAAACAGCAACGGCTAAAAGTGTTCTCTTCATTATAAAACCCTAAATTTAAGAAAGACTCAATGTGTGTTACATTGAGCCTTTATTGTAGTTTACTTGTTTTGGTAAATCAACTGTTTTTTCTAAAATACTGCAATATTGTAGTCTGCGTACCAGCGTAGGTAACGAGACTTATCTGTATTACGTTGGTATTTTTCTTCACTCCACGCGTTCATCATACGGAAAGAAAGACCATTTAGTTTAGAATCTTCAGGAAATGCATAGTTTAATTCTAAAAAGTATTCTGTTTCACTTTCTAGTTTATTTCCTTGTATGGTAATAGGCCACGGTGAAGGAATACCAGCAATAGTTCCATTGTAGGTAGTAGAGCTATCATCATTGATATCTCCACCATAAATATAACCAAACTTTGTTTTAAATCCATTCATGCCAACATAAGAAAAATCAAACTCTGCTTCTAATTGAAACACCTTTTGTTCATCGTGCCAAAAGTTACCCCCTAAATAGCTGATCGGTGAAATAGAACTGCCGTAATCATTAGACACTATTCTATCATCCATAGCGGCACGATGTGTTACAGTTTTATTGTAACCTACAAGACCATCTAAAATAGTTTCTTTTGTTTCAGTAGTAGTGGAATCTGCTTCTGTATAACCATATATGATACGTCCTGTAAATGCTTTGTAGCCCATTTCACCCGTCAAGGCAAAATGACTTGCATCATCTTTATATGAAGCATCCCCACCACCTAAGCTATCCCATTTATTACCATTTCCGCTAAATAATCCGGCGTGACCTTCTACTTTGAAATGTAGATCATCGTCTATCTTAAAGGTATAGCCTAGCGTTCCTTGTGCTTGTTTATTGTATTCGGCTGATTCAATATAGAAAACTTCTCCATTAAATCCGTTATGCTCTAAGGTATAGCCAACTTGCCAGACGTTATCAATTTTCTCCCCACCAGCGGTAACAAAATCGTCTACACTTTCTTGTGTTCGTTGCTTCATTCCATTGTAGTAGCCGCCGTGGATCATCCAGCCTTTAGCCGGCATAAACTCTACAAGGCCGCCCATATAGCTAGAAGGAGTAGAGCGACTAGAAGTACCAAGAACACCGCCATTTTTGCCTCTCATTAGCCCCAATTGACTGTATAGCCCTAGATCATCATCCCCTAGCTTGATCTTTGCGTAGGCTTGCCCTAAAGCGTGGTATCCGTCTTTGTCTTTTCCTAGCACTTGTCCCCGGTAGCCGTTGTAGGGATCTTTGCCACTCGTTGAAATTGGAATAGCACCATAATAGGAGGCGTCAAAGCCTAGAATGTCAAAGGCATACCCTGATTTCAGATTTAGCTCTATACCTTCTGCAATGTCTCCCCAGTCTCCTTCTTCACCTTCTACGTCAACGTCAAAATAAACAGTGCGTAGTTTTAGATCTAGGGAAGAATCATCTAGGAAGTCTGCTGAAGCGTAGGAGGATGTTACAGAAATGATAGCGGCTGATAATGCCGTTAAACATAGGTTTTTCATTATTTACCCTTTCTTATTTGTTTACCGTGTTAGGCAAATGCAGTTTACTATAATAAAGGGCAAAAAAAAAGCCACGGGCAAACATGGCTAAAGAAGGAAGAAAAAAAAATCCTATTGCTAGGATAAACACACATTGATACTAAACGACGTTCCAGATATCTAAGCAATCGTTAAACACCTAAATCTATTTATATCGCTGTTGTGTGTAAAGGTCAAGTCCTCATGGTATAATGTTTCACGTGAAACATATTAATAAGGGCTTATTATGTTTACTGTAACAATAGAACGTTCATATCTTCCTAATTGTGTTATCGGCAGTATGGTGGTGGACGGCTTACCATTTTATACAATAGAAAAACCATGGGTAGAGAATACCCCTTTTGAAAGCTGCATACCGGAAGGTGAATATATTTGTAACACTTATAGCTCACAAAAATTCCCTGACGTGTGGGAAGTGCAAGATGTTCCCGGAAGAACTCATATATTAATGCACAAAGGAAACTTCGTGGACGATGTTGTAGGCTGTATTGCGGTTGGTATGTCATTAGATGAAAAAAAATATATGGTAAAGGATAGTAGAGTAGCTTTTGAAAGTTTGCATAAAATGCTACCTGACGAATTTAAGTTACACATAAAAGCCGCTAACAAATACGCGTGGTATTAATAACATGGGATTAGGCGCAATATTTAGCGGATTGGCTACCTTAATTTCTAGTTGGTTTGATATCAAACGAGCAAAGAATGAAAACAAAGCCAGACTTTTAAGGGATACCGAGAGTAACAATACAGCGTGGGAGATGGCGAGTATTACACATACCCCTACAGGTCTAAGGTATGTGTCGTTTGGTATTATTTATCTACCTATTATTGTTACAGTAATATCTCCTGAGCATGGTGCTAGAATATGGGTTAATCTTGGATTAGTGCCAGAACATTGGATTACAGGATCTCTTATGATTCTAGGGAGTGTATGGGGATTCTCAGAAGTTAAAAACATGGGATTCTTTAAAAGGTAACAAGATGTCAAGTATAACAAATAATTTTAGTTATTTTGTGAACCCTGATACAGGGCAAGCACTGTATAATGGTTTTATATATTTTGGATTACCTGATACGGATGGAAGGATTTTATCTAATCAAGTTCAAGTAACAGTTTTACAGGAAGACGGAAAGCTAATAAAGATACCACAACCTATTAAAACTAATGGTTCTGGTGTAGCGGTTTTTCTTGGATCACCAATAAGAATCAATATCAGTAATGCTATTTTCTCTGTATTTATTACAGACAACCTAGAATCATTATTATACAGTAGAGAGCGCGCTAGTTTTGGTCTTCCTAATCCAACAGGTAGCGCAGGTAAGTATCTAACCAATGACGGTACTATTGTTGAATGGGGAAATTCTTTACCCGATCAAGCAGGGGAATCGGGAAAATTTATAACCACTAATGGAACTGTAGCAAGTTGGGGCGAAGCATTGCCACCACAAGCAGGACAAGAAAGTAAATCATTAATGACTGACGGAACTAATGATAGTTGGGAGAATCTAATACCCGATCAAACAGGCAATGAAGGAAAAGTGCTTTCAACTGATGGGACTTCTACTTTATGGCGTTATATTTATTTTAGACCATTATTATTATCAGATTCTGATTTAGTTCATACTTTTAATGATGTTGTTTTCCCTGCAAATGGTAGGGTTCTTGTTTCAGTTTATGGTTTTTCTACATATTCACATACTAGCGCTAGCGCAGGTGGAGCAGTAACTTTATCAGCAAATGTATCTGGTAGTACTTTAACTAATGATGCTATTATTAATATTCTTAGTGGAAGCGCACCTTTTGAAAATACTTTAACTGCAATTAGAACAGTAATTATAACAGGTACGCCGGGATCTATACAAAATATAGTAACCTCAATAACATTTGATATACCAGCCGGCATAGTTGGGCAATTTGAAAATACAAACCATATAACAACCATTGTAGAGGGATAGAAAATGTCAACAATCACTAATCCATTTAGTTATTATGCAGACGGCACGACTGGCCGACCACTATCAAACGGGTTTTTGTATTTTGGCTTACCTGATACAGATCCAACAGTGCCTGCTAATCAGGTTCAGGTAAGATCTATAGGTGCTGGTGGTGCTATTAATTTAATTCCACAACCTGTAACATTGAATCAATCAGGCGTTGTTGTATCAACCCTTAATCAGCCTTATATATTAGATATAGAAGAATTCAACTATTCTGTAGTTTTCCAAAATTCAGAAGGTGCAACGGTTTATTCTGCGCCTAATGTTTCTAGTGTGTTTCCACCTTTTTCTACAGAGGCAGGAAAATTTTTATTCACTGATGGGACTACAATTAGTTGGGAATCCGTACTACCCGATCAATCTGGAGAGTCTGGAAATTTTCTAACTACCAACGGAACTATACCTAGTTGGGGGCAAGTGTTACCACCACAAACTATAACCGATGCTGGTAAGTTTTTAACCACAGACGGAACGAATACAAGTTGGGAGATTGCGCTACCCGATCAAACAGGAGAAGCAAATAAATATTTAACAACCGATGGAACTGAGGCAAGCTGGCAAACTTTTAATACAACTGCCTCTGTCGGCGTTAATCAGACTTTAAGTGATACATCCTCTGTCACTGTTGTTTTTCCACCTTCCGGCAGACTTTTAGTGCAGTCTTTTTGTGCTGCAACAGCGGGATTAGGAGGATCTAGTTTTACTATGGAGCTTGAGGGTATATCAAGAATTATAATAACATTTGCTGATACTTCGGTTGGGATTATCTCTTTAATAGTTATAGGAACTCCAAACACTACAGAAACTTTTACAAGTACTATTGTCCCCGGCGCTAACGCAATAACATACAACATAGTACAAACACAGCCAGCATAAAAAAAGGGGGCATAAGCCCCCCTGTTATAGTGTAAATTCTTCTTTTTCTTCCTGTTCGCCTGATAACTTTTCCGACATTCTTTCTATAGCATCGTGCAGAGCTACAACAATTTTATCAACATCTTCTGTTATAGGTTCTACGCTTGTCATTCTTGAAATATCGCTAATACTCTGGATTGCTTCTAAAGCCTTCACTGTTTTTTTCTTTGCAATATTTTTAAATCTTTCTTGCTTCTTGTTTAGCTCTACTGTTGTTTCTTCAGACACTTTTTATATCCTCTTTATTGAGTTTAAAACAATACTACATTATTTTTTAACTGTCTTTACCTTATCGACAAAATCAGCGCGTAATTCTTGCAAAAGTGAGTCATTTTGAAAAGTTTGTCCTTTCATAATTTCCCCAAATTCGTCTAGTTCTTCCTTAGTTTTGCAATTTTGTAACGCCTCTTTCATGTTAAAAAAAATATCTTCTTCCTTCTGTTCTATGGCTGCTGGTGCAGAAATATCAGTCATATTTACTTCTTCTATTGCGTCAGATGGAGACGTCAACCTATCTCTAAAAGATGATGTTTCACGTGGAACATCTTTGGTTTCTGGTGCGTTCTGTTCCAGTTCATCCGGGGTATAGATGCCTAGAATTACTTCTGGAGTATTTAGCCGTGTCCATGATTTAGCAGCATAATAGGACGCCTGTTGTTTTGGCTGCTGCTTCCATAGTGGGCTGTTCTTTACCTTTAGTTTACTGCAATCTATCCACTCCCCCCACGTTACTTCTTCTTCACCTTTCAGGACTGCACCGCAACGCACTAGACCGTGTTTTGTTTCTGTAAAGTCTCCTTGAAACTCAAACTTAAAACGTCCACTGATAACGCCTGACGTGCTTACAATGGCTATTACTAGCTGTGCTTCATATCCTAAAGAACCATTAACAATATGGGTTTTTTGAGCCACACTAAAAGGATTCATACCCCACTGTGCAGCCTGCATACAAATAGCCATGCAGTCACCTACATTACCTTGTAAGTGCTTAGGAACAGTTATGGCAGCATTAGCCATCGTCCCGGCAAACTTATATAGGTTTTCCATTAAACCTACGTCTGCCATCATTGTTCCACTGCCACGTTCCATTAAATCACTCATTGTTTGCCCTCTATTAAAATTCGTTGTTGCACTTATTTAAATACCATTTAGGTAGTAATAATTCTGTTTTGTCTGAAGTTATCATTTTACCATTATAATTATCTTCCAATCCATTAATATATTTCTTTTTTTTGTCTAAAGCTTTCTTATATTTTCTCCTTCCTTCTTCTATCATCATAAAAGGAACTTCTATTAAATTCGACAAGTATGGGGGTTCTTTTTCTTGAATCAACCAAAACCACGAGTCTATTTTTCCTTTGTTTCCGAATGCTCTTTTCTGCCCTGATTGCTCTACCGCCATTTCAAAAACATCTGTGTGATAGGCTGCACTTAGGTCATAATCTAGGTTTACAGCATCTTTTAAAAAGTCTTTAGGGTTTGCATTTTTAGTTGTTTTGTAATCAATCCACACACCAGCATCTATAAATATCTTATCTATACGGGCTTTTAACATTAACTCTGTTTCTTCATCCCATGCTACAGCTGTTACTTCATTATCTGCACCTGTAGCATTTAACAGGTCTGCTATATCACCTTTCTGATTATCAAATAACGCTAATTTCATATTGTTAATAGTGTCGTATTCCTTTTGTGTTACCCAATTATCCCCATGTATTTCTAAAAATTCATTTTCCATCCTTATATGTTCTTCCTTTACTAATTTTGTTATCCCTTTTCCCCCTTTTGGAAAGTCAGGCTTTATCACTAAACCAGATAACAGGTGAGGCTCTAATATAGCTTGGTGCATGAATACGCCATTACGTAATGCATCGCTTCTTTTTTCTTTAGGTATCAAAGACCTTTTAACTGAATCATGAAGAATAGTTTTTAATGTTGTACTCCTTTCAGCTTCTATAAGGTCGTATTGTTCATTGGGCATATACTTATATATGCCGGGTTCTTTTACTTTAATTTTCATTTTCTCTTTCCAGCATGTTTGAAAGGTATTTATAGCCTTCTTCGAAATTTAGACCTTCATGGCCACCTATATAGATGCTATCTATCACTATATCGCTTTCAGGTAAAAATATATGGACACCAATCCAGTCGAAGCGATTAACACCACTAGATACCTTTATACCTGATTCATTTAAATCAATGATCAAGGAATAAATATCTAGTTTTTCTTTTTTATTTAGTTCATTAAACGAAGTCATTTTTTTTCCTTCCTTTAAACTCGCAATCACTTTATAACAGGCATATTTTAGAGTCAACCCTTTACAGTAAATTATTTTTACTATAATATGTAAACCATACATTCAGGAGTATATAAGCAATGGATATAAAAAAGTCGTTTAATATAGCTATGGCGATTAGAGGTCTATCACAGCAAGATTTAGCAAAACGCATGGGACTATCTAAAACCTATATTTCGCTGATGGTCAACATGCATAAGCCATTGAGCATGGAGCGGCTGGCGTCTGTTTGCAATATACTTGATATGAAGCCTTCTGAGTTTATAGCACTGGGTGAAACATCTAATGTTTCACGTGAAACACTGGATAGTAAAAAATGAACAATGTAGAAGTTTTACTGCTTTTTGGTACATTTGTGATTATAGGCGCGCACGCTTACGCATCATACAAAATCTATGGTGACATAGAAAAACGCTTGAACAGGATAGAGGATAAAATAAACAAAAAATGACAGCTACACAGATTTTTTTAGTGGTATGGGCATTATTTATTATGGGTGCTCACACTTACATAAAATATAAATTTAATAAAGTAACAAAAAGGAAGAAAAGACATGATTTTTTTAAAAAGGCTAAAGCGACTATTCTGCATACATGACTTTGTAACAATAGAAGAAGAAGGTCTAGAAAAGACTGATAAATGTACAAAGTGCGGGAAAATGGTATTATTTACATTAGCTGACTTTTATTAGAAACCCACCCTCGCGGGGGCTTATAGCCATTAATTTACTTTCAGCGTGAAATAAATTAAAAGCCCCCACTACCTTTCCCCATAATCACAACACGTTTGACTTCCTGTACTTTTAGGGGAATCCCCGCTATGTATTGTACTATTTTTAGTCAACTAAAAAAACATCTTTTTTATTATATTCTCCTTCTTTTAATATATATTCTTTGGGGACTAACATTTCTACATATTCTTGTGCGTGTCTTGTAACAGTAAATTCTATATCAATGGGATTTTTTGTAACATGATCTGAAGCATTAACAGTATATGTTTTATCTATTTTTACTATTCTCGACAATCCATTGTTCTTCATTATTTTTTCAAATATTTTTGATCCTCCTAACAATTGATCCTCATTTATAGGAATAATCGTGGTTCTTGCTGTATTTTCTTCTATTTTTGGTTTTCCAATAGGAACTAATACCATTTTAGAAAATCCATAAGTATTAGCTGATATTAAAATAAATAGCAGAAATATAAATCTATGTTTCACGTGAAACCATCCTAAATATTAGTGTTTCTATTGACCAGTATGATATATAGCAGGTGATCATATAGCAGGCTATACGCATATTATAACCTATCATAAAAAAGAAGATTATCAAAAATAGAAGGTTTAAACCCTTCCTTGGGTTTTTTATTATTAGCATCCGGGAAAATTTCTTTCTGAATGTTGGGAATTGTCTACACTTTCTACTTTGCATGTATTAGGTGATGCTTGTGCCAAAATAGGAAGCATACAAAAAACAGCAATAATAATTTTTTTCATAATTTACCTTCTATGATGTTTCACGTGAAAAATACCACCCTCTGCTACTTGCTATAGATACGATCCCCAACAAATAGCATACCCCTCATTCTGCCAACCACCGGGAAAACAGAACGCCCTAAACACTGTGTACCATAAAAAGTATAAAATCAGCAAATAAAAGTTTACTTGTTACAGAAAGTCATTTATCATGACCATAGTTTACCAAAGCAAGTAAACAGGAGAGGAAGGAATGAAAATTATAGAGCTAGGCAACGGTGACAAAATAGTGACCGATATTTATAACAGCAAGGAAAAATGGGCGGGGTTTTGTATTTCCGATTATGACTCTAAACTATGTGAGGTGATAAACGCAGACAACGATTTTAAATTAATTGCTAGCAATGTTCAAAGCCTAGATTCTGTTATAGCCGCTTGTGAAAGGGCAAAAATACAGCTAGAAAGGATACAATCTAGGTACAAGGAAGAAAAAAGAAAGATCATCTATAACGATACTTTTTCAAGTTAATAGGTAATAAATTGAAAATAACCAACCACCGAGAGCATTACGTGAAAACATTAGAAGAATTTCTAGGAGAACTAAATAAAATAAACAATTTAGTTTTAATGTCAGAAGACGACTATAAACTATGGCATACCATGAATAGAATCAGGGGTTTGTCACTTCAGGAAATCAATAAATTTTATAGCGACTTATCAAAATAGAGGGTAATACAATGGGCAAAGGAAGAAAGCCACTACCGTACAGAACAAAGTTAAAACGTGTTCCCGTCAACTTGTTTGGTGATATCGACGATATGATTGGTAAATTTAAGAAAGAAGGGCAGAAAGAATTTAGCTTTGCTAATAGTAGAAAATTCTCATTTACACTTGATTTTGTAAAACTGGGATATGGTGTGAAGGGGGCTGTATTTTTATCACAAGTATTAGTGTTACACAATTCAACGAAGGATAAACAGGGATGGTTTTCTATGCCAGTTAAGGAAGTGGAAGAAGCTACAGGGCTTACACAAAGGGAACAGCAGACTGTAAAAAAGAAATTAAAAGAGGATGGAATGTTAACTAATAAGCTGGTGGGTATGCCTTCTGTAAATTATTACAGGCTGGATATTAAGAGAATTTATAACGAGTTATCAAAAAAGTAACAGAAATGTGAACATTGACTAACATAAGGTAACATAGTACAACGAGTAAGCCCGGTAAGAATCAACCACTTACCGGGCTTGTTCCTATCGAAATAAAGCCATCGAAGCCCGTAATACAAGCAATAAAGCAAGCACACAATAGGAGACGAAAGGATATGAAAAAACCAATAGAGTTACAACATAATAATCATAAAAATGTGGTAACTCCTTACCCAAAAGGGGGTTTATCATGGATATAACAATAAGATATACTAGTTCGCGAGGGCACATGGGCTTGATCACCCGTGCTGAAAGTTTTCACCATGACTTGAACCCTCACTCCTTCTTCTCTCATGGTGATCGTGGTAATGGTGACAATCTATGAAGTATATAAACCCCGTCAGGGGCTTTTCGCGTACCTGCAATATATCAACCTTTCTTTATGGAGGGTTGAATCATGGCTAGCCTCTTAATAAAGACAACACCCCATCAAGTTCTACCAGAACTGGCAGCAAAAATAGGGATAAATGAAGCCCTATTTTTACAACAACTACACTTTTTACTCACTAACAATGATTGCTATGAGTATGAAAGCAATTTTTGGTACAGAAATACAGTAAGCGAGTGGTTAGATAAATTCCCCTATTTTTCAAAAAATACCTTCAGGAGAACGGTAGATTCTTTACATAAACAAAAACTTATATGTAGGGAAAAACTGCATTATAAATTGCTCAAAATTTCATCAAATAACACAGTCTGGTACAGTATAAATTATGATCAAGTTGATGTTTTATGTAGACCTATCAACGATAAAATAATAGATAAAAAGAGAGAAAAAGCACGACAAAAACAAGCTGAAATTAGCTCTAAGCCCTTGGCACACATGGAAAGTCCCAAAATGGGATTATCGGAAGTCCCAAAATGGGATTATCGACAATCCCAAAATGGGCAATCCTTATATAAGATTAAAGATATAAAAGATTTATGTAGTAGTAGTAATAATACTCCTAACGTCGTAGCTGATTCTTTCGACAAAGAAGCCTTGTTTGACAAATTCTTGAATGACAATGATCTGTCACCAGAACTGACCAAACGGATAAAAGCAAAATCTGATATTTACAACCCAACCTATCCTAGTGAGAAATTCTATATTGAGTGGCTAAACAGAGCTTTGTCGATGGCATTGGAGGACAACAAGAATAAAACACAGCCACGAGCCAAAGAGACAGAACCACGGCAAACATTGAATAACATCATTGACTTTGCCCCACGGGGTTCTATGGCAACCACTAGCAAGAAAAAGCAAAAGCCGGTTGATCAACAAGCCAAGAACAAGAAAGAGCCAGATCCACAAGTTAAATCAGTGTTTGAATACTGGCAGCAACTCATGAAGTCACCCCGGTCTAGGTTAGACGCTAAGAGACAGAAGCTAATTAGCAAAGCCATTGATGATTATTCTTTAGCAGAAGCTAAGCTAGCGATACTAGGGTGTTCAAAATCAGGTTTTCACATGGGGGAGAATGAGAACAACAAGAAATTCAACAGTATCAACTTGATATTCAGGGACGCTGACAAGATCGAAGGTTTTATTGATAACGCCACTAATCAACCAAAGGCAGACAATGACCATGCAAGACCTAACAACAACACTCCAAGCTACAATCAATACACTCAAAAACAACAAGCAATCGTCAACAGACACAAGCAGTCAAGCCTCGTACGATCATACAATCCAGATGAAGAAATTGGAGACGACATCCCGCTTATGTGAAGATTTATTTGCATGGTTTGATCTGTATCTACCGGGAAGGGTGAATGCTGCATGGCCAAATGAAAAATTAGTAGACGATGCTAAACAGGCGTACATGAACGAGTGGAAGGGATTAACTAAACGACAGATTCAAGCAGGTGTTGAAAAAATGAGAAAGGATAAGCCTAGGTTTTTACCCTCTCCTTTCGAATTTTCTGCCTACTGTCAACCTTCACCGGGTGAATATGGAATGCCATCTCCTGATGAAGCATGGCTGGAGGTACAAGAAAAAGCCCATTCCATGATGTTCGGCAACCATAGAATAGAATTCAGCCATAGAGCCGTCAAAGAAGCCGCTAGGGGAATTTGGTCAAACATACTCAATTACAACCATAAAACCGACAAACACATCCGTGAGGGCTTTCTACGGAGCTACAGGAGGGTCATCGATAAGGTAATGTTAGGTGACGAAATCCTTGTTGATAATGAAATTCAGCGGTTAGAAGATCGAAGTGATACAGAATCAAAGCAGGAAGACTATGGTAACTTTCAGGTGCAGCAAGCCATGGAGAAGCAAGGTATAGACAAAAATTCGGGTAATTCTTCCCGTGATAAGCTAAAAGCTATGTTTAACATTGGCTAGGATTGAATTCTAAGGCCGTTTTTAAGCCCTTCACGGGCTTTTTACACAACATGACAACAAAAGTTATAGGTATGATAGATAAACAGACCTCAGAAGCGATATATGACGCTTCAAGTATAAAGATACTTTCTCAGGACGATTTCAGGCGACGTGATAGCTTAGAATGGCTAAAGGTAGATGAACTTGTCAGAGTGTACAAAGTTCCACGTGAGTGTATAGAACGTGGTTTAGAAGCGTGCAGAATGCTTGATATAGACGCTGATGAATATATATCTAGGTATGTAACAAAAACTAATACAAGCAAACTGCCAGAACTGATTACAGTTTATACTGATTTACTTAAAAAATCGCGGAAATAGAAACATGACATCAACCACCGAAATAGCCCTTAAAAACCTCGAGAAGGCGCAAGAAGCAAAAAAGGTTATTAGGGAAAGAGACAAAGAACGGGTAAGAATATATATCCGGGAGCATGGCAACCGACGTGCTAGTATCATTTCTGAGTATCTACACATACCCGCTAGGGCTGTTAACCGATACAAAAAGGAGTTAGGTATACCTACACTGTATAACGCCTCTCAGGACGCTAAAGCGCACTTTAAGCAGGTTTATCAAAGTCGGGTAGCGGATATCCGGGATATGCAGAAAAAACACCGGGCAGCCAGTAAGGTGCTTACTCTGAAGTGGGATAAGGACAGCGAAGAAAAAATACAAGAATTTCTTATATAGAGAAAATCTATCAGTTGTTGTTACTTAATAGAAAATAAACTATGCATTAGGTGTTATTACTTACTTGTATAGTTTACCAAAAAGAGTAAACTAGGCATCAAGTTAAACAGAACAACGAAACAGGAAGGAAGACCATGAACAAGACACAAGTGTTTTCATCTTATAAAGAATTCAAGAAAAGGGAAGATAAAAGTGTAAACGGGGTATCTGAAGCTTATGAAGGGTACGAAGAAGATAATGCTACAAACGTGGGTTGTTGGAATTGCAGGAATTGCAAGGATTGCATTAATTGCATGGGTTGCAAGAATTGCACAGTTTGTGGGGATTGCAGGAATTGCACGGATTGCAGGGATTGTCATAATTGCATGGATTGCGAGGATTGC